GTGAAACACCTGAAGAACCAACAAGACCAGCGGATGCAGCGCCAACACCTTCTGCTGAAGCAGCAGCAACGATAAGAGATCTTACCAACTCTTGCTCGATTTCTGCTTGAATTTCATAAGTTAGAAGGTTTGTAAGCTCATCATCGATGTCAATGTTGTGAAGAGCTTTAATATCTTGAGCAAGCTCAAGAGAGAAGCTAGTTCTTAGCTTTCTTGCACCGGCAGAAATCTGCTCTTGTGCAACTTGTAGGGTCATGTCGCCTACCCCAGAAGTCCAGACTTCAGAGCCTGAAGAACTCCAAGGAACTTTGTTACCAGTTACAGCGGAAGTAGGAATATTAAGAACGGCTTCAGTTCTTGCTGAAGGATCGCCCGTACCCGAACCATACTGGAACCTTAGTGCGAATGCAAGACCAACAGGTGAAGTCATTGGTTGAACACCAACAAGTTCATTTGCGATCAGGCCAGGCATAACTCTTCGTAGAAGAGGAATAGCCAATTTAGGGAAGTCATCACCAAGTGGTGAACCGTCGCCGGCTTTACCTGCTCGTGAAGAGAAGCCGTGTGCACCATATGTTTCTTTGATGTACTTGGCTGTGTTCTCTAACAGAACAGCGGTGTTTTCTCTAACAGCTCGATCTTTGATTTTTGGATAATCATTTTTGCTGTAGTCAAGCACCCTTCCCCACTTTTCAGCGAGCATTTTTACGTGTGCTTTTTCAATAGACATTATCTAAAGTCTCCTTAAATTAAAATAACATATTTGATATTATAGTTATTTATTAAAATTTCTTAAAATTGTTGAAAATTTACCGGTCAAATGAAGTATTATCCATAAAATCTATGGCATATTTTACATCTGCGTCTCCCGGTGCGGACTCTTGAAGTCGAACCGGTCGTTTACCTCGGCTTTGACTTCGCTCTATTGCATTTGGTGCTCCTTCGTTAAGTGGAACAGAAGCTTTGTCTGTCTTTTTAACAGCTGCAAAAATTCTCTCAACTTTTGATTGAAGGTCTTTTGTTTCAATAGATGCATAGTCAATAGTTTCTTTAATTACTTTTCTCATCGGGTCTGCGTATTTGTCTGGGTATTCTTTTAATAGCTCGTCTATTTTCATTCGTTTGGTTTGTATTACTTTGTCATTTGCATCGTTCACCATTCTTTCGAATAGTTGCTTATATTTCTCAGTGGACTTCTCAGCGGATTCTTCAAGAGAAGCAATCTTCTTTTTAAGCTCGACTTCAGCTTCTTCTTTTAGCTCTTGCTTTTGAGCCTCAAGAATGCTGTCGAGGAACTTACCGTATCGTAGTCCTTGACCGGCCTTTTTAACTAACTCGCCAGGAAGTGATTCAGCGACAAGATAAGTAACGTACTTACTTACGGCTTCATCAAGACTCTTCACTTGTTTAGAGGTTTCGGATTTTGCAAAAGCTACACCTTCTTTGATACCCTTAGTGTATTTCTTGCGCAAATCTTTAACTAGGCCATTAACTTTGGTCTCAACAATTGCAGCAAGCTGCAGCTTAACTTCTTCCTTCACTTGCTTATTGAAAGTTTTTGTAATTTTGGCCCTTTCCTGAGGAGTCAATCCTTCTTTTAAGAATTTAAGGCTCATTATGTTGAACTCCTTAGCTTTTTAATGAATTTCTTCATTTCTTTTTCGTAATGATCGAAATTGTGATCTTCTACTTCATTGTATTCGGGAAGTAATCGGGTAATTGGATAATACCGACCTCCTTCAAAGATGTACTCCTTTGATTCCTTGATGTTCAAGAATGCATTGGGAGCGCCTGGACTATGAACGAGATCATAAGTGATAAGGTTGTAATCTTCGCCGACAACATTTGTATCGTCGTCTTCGGTAAGCGAACCGACACCTCTTGAAGATATTGCTAACTTAAGACCAGATTCGGTAAGCTCTTTCGCTATCCTTCCCATCGGCGTATCCATCAACTTAATCCGTCCCGACCATTGAGATGTGCCAGGATTTCGTTGTAGGGTTTCTACCAAGTGGGAAACTCGATCTAGGTTGATTGATAAAGACTCAGGATGGTCAAGTTCTCCCACCGCTCGTCCTTCATTAACCAACTGTCCAAATTTCTCAGCTTCTCTCTCAAGGATATCACCGGGATAAAGTCTCCCGTTGTTATTCTTGACGTCACCTTCCATGAAGATTCCATCAAGATACACTTGATTACCTTCCTTGATAACTTTGGCTTGAGCTGTATAGACCTCTTTGAGTAGGGTTACCTTTTTAGCGCTCACTTAGTCGTCGTCCTCACCGTCAGGATGGTCTCTATCACCTTTCCAAGCGTTACCCCTATACAAGAAGTCGGTATCTTCGTCATCGTCATCTTCCGGATCATCTGTTTCACTTACTTTTTTTTTACCCTTGTCGTCCTCGTCGTCATCATCATCGTCCTCTTCGTCGCCCTCATTCACTTCTTTTTCATCACCATCATCATCCTTCATGTCTTTACCGTCTTTTTCATCTTCGTCATCTTCCTCGGTAACGACAGCTGGACCATAATCGGCTTCTTGCTCACCTACACCACCATCATCCAGTTCAGTTGAACCTGGATCATCACCAGCAGCAATAGGTGCTGCACCCCTACCAGTTGTTTCAGGCGTACCTTTGCCTTCAAAATCTGACGGGATACCTTCCCCTGCTCCAATGGTGTCACCATCGGTCTCAGGAGGAGAACCGGGTTTGTCAACAGATGTAACGCTATTGCCAGGATTTTCCTGGCCATCACCCTCTTTAACGAAACTCGCAAAAGTCTTTTCTCTTACGATTCGTTCAACTAGGGCTTTGGCAACGTCATATTCTTTGTTGATAATTGCTTCAACGATCTTCTTAGACATTGTATTTTAAGCTCCTTTAAATAGAAATTGCTTTCTATTGTTATTTATCATAATTTTTCATTATGTTTGATATTTGTTGTTATTTATCCTCGTTTTTGTTGGATTTTGTCTTCTGGGTCCCTTTCTTTTCTTTTTTTCCGTCCGCATCTCCTGTTGCTATTTTCTTTGCACTTTCTCCTGGCGTATCCCCAAATGTACTTGCACCTAAACTTTCTCTATTTTTATCAAGAGGATCAAACACCTTGTCTTTAGGAATTTCTTTAACGACTTCGTCAATTAAAGCATCAGACATTTTCAAAACATTCTGCATTAACCATTTTCGTGGGAATGCACCGGTGTTTTGCATTGCTTCAAACAATCCTATCCTTGCGGTCTCAACTTCAATATCTTTAAATTCTTTATAATATGAAGGTGCTGCCATTTTTAGAGTAATATCTCTATATTGAATATCATTAAAAGCTTTATCCAAATTACTTGCTTTCATTCTCAAGTGATGAATAAATAATACGTGAACATGTTTAATCCATTGTTGTTGTAGTCTTTCACAGTATCTGGCAAACCTAACGTCCTGCTCTCTGATCTGTGCTGTCTTGTCGCCAATGCTCTCCTTTTCTTCTGTTAAATAAGTAGGAACCTTGAGAGCTGAATAAATTTTCTTAAGGAAATATTGAACATCTGTAATGACACCTAGATTCTGTGCACCTTGCAGTGTATCAATTTTGGTACCACCCTGTCCTCCACGAGTAGGAATCCAGAAATCTTCAGTCATAGCAATTGGATTATATTGCCTAACGATGTCCCCTTTCATAGGATCATATAGCTGCTTTGTTTGATACGTTCGCATTAAGTCTTCTAGATATTCCTCTGCTTGGCCAACAGGGAGCGTACCAACGTCCACGTTAAAGATTCTTTTCTCCGGAGCACGAACTAGTCGGTAAATTACTAGAGCATCTTCTAGCAGCCTTAATTGACGATATGGCCGAAGAGCAACCTCAAGCTTAGATCGTGGATCCATCAATCCCCCCGGACCATATATTGAAGAATCAATATATGTTATCTCATGAGGTCGGAACGTAGTAATGTCTCTTGTGTTTTGTTTAAATTGAGGGGCTTTGTTGAGACCATAAGAAATGACACGTTCCCATTCACCTATATTTTGAATGTAAGATTTAACGGCACCACGATCATCAAGTTCCATCATCATGGTATCTGCAGGAAGTGGTTTAATAAGTGCAAAACCACCTTTTGTTGATTTTACATTTTCTAGCCAAAGTTCACCATCAACATACCATCTTCTAAAATTGTGGGATAATGCCATTTCTCCACCATATACGTTTTCAAGAAATGTGTGCCATTCTTCATATAATAAGTCGGAGATCTTTCCATTTTTTCCGGTTTGTAAATCTTCATTAGCAATTTCTAATTTAATAACCTCGTCATCAAGAAACCTTTGAACACAAGTATCAACAACCAAGTCAATAGCAAATCCTGTTTCTGGAAACCATTCTAATTCTTTATACTCATCAAGTCTCATTCGCTTTTGTTCCAAAGTAAATTGTTGATTTACATAGGAATAGTAAGTTGAACCTTGTTGGGTGTAACCATACATTGCACCCTTACCCTGGTTCTCTACTTGCTTACTAGTTTTTGCATCCCCCTTTAAGAAGGATAATAATCTTTCTCGTAGTAATACTTTTTCAGCCATTAAATTATTCCTTTTTGCCTGTCTTTTAATTTCATTTGCATTGAACTTAATGATTTGCCATACATATCAGTTCTGAATGTAGGAGCCATTGCTCCAGGACTTTGCCAATGTCGATTTACAAAGTCATCTAACGGAATGTATCTCAAAAATGATACGCCTTCCGCCTTATATCGTCTTAAACAAACTGATACGTCTTTAAATAAGTGTTGTAATAATTCATAATCTACCGCAACTTCTTTTGAATCTGGATGGATCAGTTTAATAAAATCAAGAGTTTCAAGAACAGCTATTCTAACGTCAGGGTGTAAGTAATGTAAGTTAATAGCTTGATAAGTGTTATACTTTTGCTCAAATGCAAAAGGCAAAACCAATGGTGTCATATCATGTTTATAAAAATTATATTTAAAGATGTAGAAATTAAATAATTTCATCCCACCTATACGCCACTTCTTGGCTTGCTCTTTGTATTCTTCAAATATATATGTTGTAGGAACTGGCATTATTTATCAAATCTTAATTGGTCAGGTCGTGCATAAATTCTTCCTTCACTATCACCTGGCTCAAATTTTACGCCCGGAACTTCAAGTGCATAAAGCGTGTAACCATTAGAAGTATCCTTCCCGACTATTTTTCCATAATATGTTTCAGTCTTATGAAAAAACCAAACATAATTACCTACATAAAAATCTTCAATTTCTTCATTCAGTTCATCATACTCTTCAAGTAAATATTTCATTTACCAAACATATCCTTTTCAGAGACAACCCTGAACTTATATCCCATCTTTGTTGCAATAACTTTAGCAGCATCCCATTTTTGAGTATTCTTTACATGGGTTGCCATTTGTCTCATATAAGATTCAACCGATTGTCTTTTGCCTCGTGCAGGTGGAGGAACCCTTCCCTCTGCTACTGCAGCATCTTTTTCAGGTTTGACTTCAATTATTTCTTTAATCAAAATGCCATTCTTATCATAATATTCAACAGAAAAATCTGGGTAATATCTATGTGTTCTTTGAGTAATTGGATTGTAATATGGAACAATTATCGATTCAGATGTCCATTTAATAACATTTTCATTACAATCAAAAAATGAACATAATCTTTTTTCCCAAGACGACCTATAGTGAATTGGCCATTTACCTTTATATTTTTCTGCATTTACAGGTTTGTATACACCTTGTACCAAACCGGTTTTTCGTTGTGTTCGCATAGTAATGTCCCTTACTTTTATATTTATCTTTCAGAGGACAAAAAAAAGGCCACCCATGAGGGTGGCCTTAACTAACCCGGTGGAGGTTAGGTGGCTGTTACTTGTCGTCTTTCATTGAAGCTTCAAGCTCTGCAAGAAGAGCAGCTTCATCAACTTCGTCATCGGTATCAACCGGATCATCAACAGCTGGAATATCTTCATCACTCTTTTTATCAAGTTCATCCCGCATATTGATAATTTCCCCTTTATCTTTCTCTGGGGCTGGAGCAGCTTCAGGCTCATCGGGAGTATTATCTCCGAGGACATGCCTTTTGAAAGCCTTCCCTAGGTTCTTGTCGTTATCAGGAATATCTGCTTCGAATTCCTTAAGATCATAACCCTTTTGAATAATTGCCATAATTTCATCGTCAGTTGATGCAAGGGCTTTTCCTGGAATAAATTGAGATGAATCGTAGTTAGGAAATTCCTGACCACCACCGACATTCTTCATCTCTTTATAAATTACAAAGTCGGCACCATCAACGGTAGGCATATACACAATACCCTGAATCTCCATGCCTTTCTTGATAATGTCCATGACTTTAACACCGTAGCGGTAAACTTTAACTTTACCAACTTCTTCGGCTTCTTTGCTTTCTTTAACGTAAACGTTAGCAGCAAAGCCAACCTTCCTCTTGAACTTTCTTGCTAGCTCTTGAGAAGCTTCGCTCTTATCAGCCCACAGCTTTGTGTTGTTATCACAAAGTGCA